TGAATCAATATGGTCTACCTTAAATAAATTGTCTGTTGTAGGGTTTCCGCTATGGTCGCATAATGCAACTGTTCTGTATTTAGACATTATTTGGTCTAAGGGATTATGAGCTCTTTGCGCGAATTTAGAAGGTCGTCCCTGACTATCTAAAGCTTTCTCGTGGCGCTTTTCTAAAGGAGCAGAATTACCTAAAGCTACGGCTCCCCCTTCTGCGCCTGAATTCTCTTTCTGACCTTTAAATCCAGATTTAGGGTTACTATAGTCTGGATGACCTTCTAGCTCGTCGTCTGACAATCCTTCTATTAAACCGGACATCTTTGGAGGGTCGGTACCTTGTCCTTGGTAGTTTCCATAGGATAAAGAATAACTAGTTCCTACAGTATGAGCAAAATAAAATCTATCTCTAAGTTTTTCAATAGTAGGATCCTTTGGTATACACCCACCTGTCTCCAATGCTTCATCTAAAGCTTTTTGATTCTCCCTCAACCAGTCCAGCATGTCCATAGTATCCTCCTGTAACTCCTGGACAGCCTCATCTAATAGTTCGTCACTTGGATTGGGGAGATTAAAAAATATCTCCATTAATCTATTTAAAATAGTTCTACAACTTCTATACGGATGACCCGGAGGATATATCTGCATAGGAGCCATAAGGGAATGCGGGTCTGCTAACTCTGGAGTTGGAATCATCCCAGCAGCTTCCAGTTTAGCCATCTTTATGGCTATTTCATTATTCCGTGCAGCAATAGCCTGCGCTCTCGCCATTGCTTCAGGGTCTAAAAGATTTCCAGCGGCGTCTGTTAATGTTCCGGCAGCAGCTTCATTATCTAATGAAGTATGAGACTTTCCCCCCGTCTTTGCATCTTCTAGATATGCGATAATATCATCCTTTAAGCCGAAAGGTAGTGACCCTGTGTGTCCTGGAGACGTAGCAGTTGCTCTAAAGTTAAAGGAATTTCCGTCTTGTGATTTGCCTACAAATAATCCTGTTTCAGGTATCTTTTCACCCTCCGGAAGTTGTTGAGCTTTTTCAAAAGCTTGCTTGAGCTGTTCTGATTCGGATGCATACTCTCCAATCGAGTTAAACTGCGTTCTAATCTTTCTAATATTCTCATCGGATATCCCCGCCATGCTTCCAGTTCCCCTAAGAGCGTTTACATCACGCGCACCTACAGTCTCAAAAAGAGAGTTTAGAGAAGTTATTTTATACGTCCTCTTACGCAAAGCGTTATAGGAGTCTAAAAGAGATTGAAAAGAGTTCATATTTTAAAATAAGATAGGATAGTCCCTCGAGAGAAACTACCCTATTATAGAATATTTATTAAATTAATATATTAATCTAGACCTGCATATTGTACTGCGAAGTCGTAACGAACAATAACTTCAATTGAATGAAATTCATTAGTTCCGTAATTAAACTCAGCTAGTTTCCAAGCTTTAGGATAAGCTCCATATAAGTTAACATGCTTCACAGGGAACATAGCATTATCTAATTGATAAATTTGTATGTGGGATTTAAATCCTCCCTGACCACTCATGAATTGAGGGGTAAACACTCCATGAACTGGATCATACGTATTTGACATCCAATCAAATAGCTTTTCAGCAGTTGCACCTGTTACTAGGTTATCAAAGGTGATAGTGATTTCCTCTGGTGTTACCTTGCCTGGGTAGAAGTATTTATCATTAGCACGATCTACAACTATATCTTCAGATGTAAATGCGATTTGGGATACTTGCTTCGCCGCAAGAGTTAGAGTTTCCCCTCCGTCCATTCCTGCAGGAAGATTAATCTCTACTTCCCACTGATATGCGCGGAAAGATTCTAAACTGTGAGAAAGCGTTGGGAGCTCTCCAGTATTTAAGGTTCTATTTGTTTGTGTTGCGTAGTATGCGTTTGCCATTAGTTATTCTCCGTAGTATATAGACTTATACTCCAAGTTGGGCAGATTGATTAGTTAGGTTTAGCTCAAACACCAAAACTTCTGCTGTTTTAGTAGGTTTGATTAATACTCTACACCATAGTTCATTACGATCTACACGTAGAGGAGTGTTTGTAGTATCATCACAGATTACTCTAAATTGAGAGATTCCCCTGCGACGTCTAATGTCATCCATAGCTGGCTGTACCAGTTGAACAACTCGGTTCCATGTAACAGGATCGTTTGGTTCGAAGATAATACTTCTAGTAGCTGAGAGTAACATCTTACGGATAACAATCATCATCCGACGAACATTAATTCTATCAAGGGAACTTGGAGTTCTTTGAGCTGTTCTCTGTCCCCAGATACAAATTCCATCTTGTGCGAATTTAGCTATTGGGTTTACAGCATTTCCAGGTTGGTACATAGAGTCTCTATCACCCTGATTTAGAATAACTTCTACATCTGTAGGTTTAGTTAACCTTCCTCTAACTAGACCAGCTGGCGCGAACCAAGGGTCTGAGACAGAGTCGGTGTAGCACATCATTGATACTGCATATGCTGCAGGGTCTAGGAAAATATCAGTACTTGTTGCTGGATCGTACTGTTTTAGCCACGGCCAATATACAGCTGCGTAACTACTGTTAATAGCAGCAGTTCTGCCTGTGTACTGTCCGTTATGCCAGTTAATGGCAAGCTGGGCTGAAGACAATCCTTCTGGAGGGGATACAACAGCTAGGAAGTTTTGAGAAGCTTCAGCTATTGTAATCAAAGTATTTTGAATATTTTGTTCTGTAATTCCAGGGACACATGCCATTGAGATGTTGAGAGAATCATCATCTAATGCGTAGAGTCCAGACTTAAGAGTTTCAGAACCGATTAAAGCTGATTTTACAGTACCTGTAATAGAGGCAGCTCCAGCAGCGTCACCGTTATTACCTCCAGCTAATGAGTACGTTCCATCAACTAATTTCATAAATCTAGGAGATGCGCTAGTATCAAAATTACCATCTGCCAAAGTAGACGATACCATACCAGTTATACCTGCTTTCCAGGTTGTACCTGGAGTCCATACGTTATCGTATGCATTTGAGTCAGCTGACCTAAAGGAAGCTTTAATATACTCAGATACTGGATTAGTCTCTCCAATGTTAATAACATCTTCTGGGAATAGTGTGATAGTCCCATCTTTCTCCATGTTTACTTGCCATCCTTCGGCTACGGTTCCATCGTTTATAACATTTACAGAGAATGTTTTACCTGTGTGAGATTCAACTTCGACTTTCAATCCTTTATTTGTTGTACCATTTACAGTCGTAATAGTTGAAGCATTATATCCTTTACCTGTGTATAGGGATTCTACGAAGTATGAACCTCCACTTGTGGTGGTTACTGCGGTAGTTCCTGATGCGGTAACAGAGGCAGCTCCAACTGTGTTAACAACGCCTGAGCTATCTAAATATCCTAAGTGAGCTCCAATATCAGACGATACTGTTAGAGATGCGTTTTTTCCAGCGTGGTTATTTACAAAGTACAAACTAGAAACACCGGTTCCGGATACTGCTGTCCAACCCCAAGAATTTGTTTCGATAGCGGCTTGAGCTGTTAATACATCTCCTGCAGGATCATCAGCTCCCGTAGTTACTGAAAGGATATACCCATCACCGTCAGTAGTATTAGAGGTTCCATCTTGGTCTGTTGAAGAGAAAGAGAACTTTACTGCAGTACTTGGTGGGATAGCAGAAACTTCTACAGCAGGACAAGATCCTAGCTCAATAGCGGCAGAGGCATCTGTAGCTGTTGTGCCATCTTCGGCACGTACATAGTATACTGCGTTTGTCTTTGATAATATTTCTAATGCAGCTAGGAGTCCTTGACCTCCATCAGTAGCATCAGTATCACCAAAAGTTTTTACTAGTTTAGAAGCACTTGTAATTAAAGTAGCTTTATTTGCAGGACCTTTAGAAGCAAATCCAACAATACCTGCAATAGATGAATTTACGGCAGGTGCGTATTCTGAGAAATCTTTCTCGATTACATAATTTCCAGGGCTTGAGTAGGTAGGCATGTTTAGTTAATTTTTTTTATTTTGAGGATCTTTCGACGGGCGAGTTCTACTACCGTTTCGGTAATAAAGCTCTCAGGCATAGTTACAGTTTCATGGCTCTTTAACCAGTAGTGGATATACTCTTTTCCATCGAAAAAAATTACTTCTCGACCTTGTTTAGTTAAGTTTTGAACTGTCTTCATTATTTAATACCTCTATGTTATTTATAGGAGATGGGTACCCAAATTACAAATTTTCATCGATTTTAACCTCATTATTATATTTCTCGATTTCTCCAGTAGATGTTACAAGGTATTTCGGGTAAGTGAGGTATGCTTCTGCAGTAATAATAATCATTTTTCGAATTACTCTATCTTCCTGATCAGCCACAGTTACTACGGAATTATCTGTGATTTGCTCTATAAATGCTTTAGTGGTAACTGTGTGAGATGTAGAGAAATCTAAAGAAGGGTTGAACAACTTGACTATAGTCTCTAATAATTGATTAACATCTTCTACATACTTAGCCCAAATATTTATCGAAAAGGATAAATTTATTGGTTTTGCTGATTGTGTGATTACACGTTGAGCTCTTTGAATTTTCTCATTCCATAATGTAGAAATTTCTATATGGTTAGAGGTTCTTCTACGATCTACATCCTCATCAATATCATCTATGGATACTGTAATGACAGGAAGATTTATGTTTCTATCTTCTTTTAATTTCGCAATAGCTCTCTCAGGGTTTGAGAAAAAAGCGGTTACCTGTTGTACTTTATTCTCACCATCAATAAACTCAATATCTTTCATATTCTCTAATATGAATTTAGTATACTCTCTATAAAAATTAGATTTTTCAGGAGGTGATATTTTTTCAAACTCCTTAATTTTATTCCTAAAGTAGTCTAATCCTCTCATTAGCTTATTTGGCTATCTGCGATGTACTGATTTCCCAGTAAGTCTTTTGCGTCTCTTAAGATTTTAGCTGCGCATACTAAATGATATACTCCGTACGCTTCAAAGCTATCTTCCTGTACTTCAAATACTTCATAATATATATTCTGAAATCTTGGTTTAATTACGTCTCCAGAACCTAAAGGACGACCTAAAGCATGTTCAATAGTAGTTTTATTAAAAGTAAAAATTTGATCATTTGTAAGTTCAATACCAAATTCAGACATTTCTTCTTCCACAGGTTTTGGGTCGTAATGCCCATATACACTTATAGGTTTATGATATATTACCTTGCCTGAGTGTTCATCGTAGAGATGGTCGTAGTTCTCATCTCTAGTATACCTGAATAATAAAAGTTCAGATCCTGCTAACTGAATCATTTCGCCATCAATTGTATCAAATAATCTAGTGTCTGGATTACCCTTATCAAACATGTTTAACTCTCCGGAACTCTTAGAAAACATTTCCTCATCCGCAAATGAAACTTTTATCTCATGCGGAGAATTATATCTAAGATTTTTCCCGTTAGCCATTAAAATACAGTGAACGCAGCAGGTTCTTCAATTTCATATAGAAGTACTTCTTCTAAACGTGCCATCTCTTCAGAGCCTTGTTGGACTAGGTCTTGTCCGTTTAATTGCGCTCCCCCTCCAGGTGATGGTAAAGTAGTATATTTCCCTCTGATGCCTCCTAAAATTACCTGAGCGGCAGCTGTAGCAAATTTCTGAATCCAGTTGATATAGAACGGATGTAAGGTGTCGCTATTCAGGCTTCTAAACTGAACAATCACTTCTTCAGCTAGCTGGGGAATAGGATACACCATTATATAACGATTGTCAATAATATCGAAAGAGCCTTCCATGGAAAGAATCTTACGCATCTGTTCTAAGTGCATGGTCATTAAAAGGAAGTCTGTAACTTGAAAATCCTTAAAAAGGAAATTATCTTGAAAATACTTAATAAAGAAATCAAATTCTAGAGAGCCTTGTTGTTGAGCTACAGATAGAAGAGATTTCTTATAGACCACGTATTGTAAATTATTCATTACAAATCGTGGAAGTTCATATAAGTTCTGATTTATTTGAGTAGTAAAGGACATATAATTAGTACACCAAGCAGGAGCATGGTAATCTAATTTAGAAACAGCTTCATCAATTACTGTTAATATTTGATGATCTGTAAGTTCTACCCTAATAACAGGGGATCCTAAGCGAGATAGTATAGAATCTTTAATACTTGAATAAAATCTACTAAACTCTAGAGAATCGGAAAAACGGCTACGATTTAAAGTATCGTAGTTAATATCTCCAAATGGGACATGTGCGCTAGCATCGCTACTTGACCCTACTTTAGAAGCGGTAGTGTTACCCCAACTAGTCTTCGGTCTTATCGGTGTTTGGGAGCTCATTAGTTTTTACGGGTTTTGGTTTAGGTGTAGATTTTTTCTTCGGAGGAATTGGTTTAGCTTTCTTTACTTCCATAGAGGTAAGTCCGAAGCCTTCTAAAGGTTCATTGCTTTGTACTTCTGCTCCAGGAGCTACAATTATCGTTTCGCCGTTTACCTGCGCAAAAATATTAGTGGTTGATGTATTTTTATATTTCATAGTATCCTCTCCATTATATAGCAAAAGAAGGAGGCTAGAAAGCCTCCTTCTTATTTAAAAACTATTATCTAGTTATTATGATGGTTGGTTGTCACCCGGGAAGGTTGATCCCATTGTACCGAACGGTGAAGTTAGGTAACGACTATCAGCGCCTACAAGACGGATGATACGGTACCAACGTGATGCTGGAGAGATAGCAGTCTTACCGTAGCGAGTAATCAAACCCTTACGTGGTTGGAAGCTATTAGGATCCACAACAGTTGGAAGCATTTGGACTGGAATATATGGTGAATATACATAGCCAGTTTCCATAGCATTTGAACCTTTGTAACCGATAAGGATTTCATCCTCCGGCCACATTGGATCTACATAAACATCGTACATGCCTGCCCACTTACCTTTGTACTGAATATTAGCACCAAGTTGACCGGCTTCATTTGAATCAATACCACCTTCAAGCTTAGCAGCTGATTGAAGCATCGCTGCAATGATTGGAGATGTGATAATGTAGTTACCTGCGCCGCGGAATGTAGTTTTGTAAATATCCTGAGCAGCAAAGTTAACTGCAGCTAGGAGATTCGAGTAAACCTCACCTACGTGACGTGGAGCTAGTGATAGAGCTGTTGTAGCAAAATCAACAAACGTTACATTTTTATTAGTACCTGCAGTTTCACCGGCACCCGCAGATGCAGTGAAATCATACTGGTAATCACCATTTTCGCCAGCTAGTGCTTTTGAAGGGAAGTTGTTAGAACCACCCATGTCCATTATACTACGATCAAATAGACCGGCATCTGAATCAACATCATAAGCAATTGAGCGAAGATCTTCAAGAATTTCACGGTCAATTTCAAGAGCAACTTCCTTACCTAGAAGGTCAGTTAGTTCACGCTCGAGATCGAGGTTGTGATAAGCTTTCAAATCTTGAGCAGCTTCAATTGTCCAAAGAGCACGGAACTTACGTGTCTTGGCAATTACAGCTTGTTGCTCGATATGGAAGCTAAGATCAGGAATTTCATTTGCTGTTCCGTCACCTAAAGCTTCACCAGCGGATGTAGCCCACTGTGAGAGATTATTTGTATCTGGGAAAGCAGCAATCTCTTGGCTCATAGTATGACCAGAAGCGTTGATATTGGAAGCATCCAAAGTACCAGCGCCATGTAGTTGACCTGTGTCAAGACCACCGATATTACCCATACCTGAAGCAGTAAGACCTTTGTAAGTAAGATTTTTCTTACTGTATACAGTCTCGCCTACACCACCGTTGGCAGCACGTTCCATACCTAGGTAGAACACCTGAGATACTGGACCTTGCATTGGCTGAACACCTACTACCTTATTGGCAATAAGTTCCGGAAATACCCGGCGTACTAGTGGAAAAGCGAATTTTTGAAAGGTACCCAAGTTACCGACAGCTGTTGTACTTTCCTCCAGCATACCAGACTTTGCTTGCTCAGCAAGGACGTGGCGCGCTTGATTTTCAAGAAGAACTGCAGTTGTCTCACGTGTGTACGTATCTTCAACGCCTTCCAAAATTGGTGCCCACTTGTCACAGAGAGCTTTTGAAGTATTGTTTTCAATCATAATATTATGTAAGATTAGTTTAGTTTTGAAAGACGGACTACGTCTTCTGTAAGAAACTCATTAAACACCTCGGAAGTGGGTGTAGAGTTCTCATTAATGCTTTCGTTAGTAATAACAAGAGCTTGTTCGGATGACTTGAATGGCTTCTTAGAAACATCGTCAAGAACTAGAACGTCTTCACGTAAGTTCAATACGGATTCTTCTAAAGTATTATTTTCAGTCATTAGTGAAGAAATCTTAGAATTTAAACCTTCTACGGTTTCTTGCAATTTTTCATTATCAGCTTTGTAAGTTGAAGCTACGCCTTCTTCATCAGAAGTTGCGATATCTTCAGCGATAACTGATTTAAGAGACTCGTATACTTTAACAGCGCGGAAGGTTTCGTTGTCCTTCTCTAATTCGCGTACAGCTTGCTCTTTCATCTCATTTAGCTTCATTCTCATAAAACCTCCAACTTTAGCCTCTAAAGACTTTGTTTCAGCGTCGACACGCTCTTGGACAGTTTCCTCGATAATGGAAGCAATTTCCTCCAATCCTGACTCAGAAAGATTTTCAGGAAGAAGTTTTGCGATTTGTTCGAATGTGGTCATAATTGTTGCCTATCTCTGTATTTATGATAGTTTTATCTAAAAGTTAGATATTTTTTATTATTTGTTTAAATGTTTTTTCAAAGAGTGGATAAACATTCTCTCAGCTCTTAAGTGGTCAACATCTTCTGCAACTCGTTTAGTAGTCTCAGTCATTACTTGATTCTCACCTAACAAACCTGGAAAAGCACCGTGACACGAAGGTTCAGATACCATATCCCAGGTAATCAAGCGTAGGTTTTCATTTACATCATAACACTCATTTTGAGAATTATATGTAAGTCCTCCTACAGCTCTAGAAGAAATTCCAATCTTAACTCCTGCTTTTAAAAGCTCTTGCAGAACTTGACCAGATGGAGTGTTTAGAATTTCGGCTTCCCCTATTACTTTGTTACCTTCCATGGTAAGCCCTGTAATAATATGGGATGCATTTGTAAGGTGTACTACCTCATTAGAAGGGTGATCTAACTCACCTACCAATCTACGCTCTTTTAGAGGACCTTGTAGCTTTTTGATTTCTCTCTCTAGTAAAGGTCTAGCGTATACTCTCTTATTTCCGTTTTGCTTATGAGCTTCTTGGAATAGTCCTCTTACTTTCATAGGACCTGTTTTAGTGCCTTCAGATAAAATTTGAAGTTCACCAAATGAAAATGTATCTCTTAGTAGTTCTGACATGTTATTGTAGTTCTTTGAATGTGTTAGTTAAGAAGTTATCGGTAGCTTTGTTTCCTTTCCTACTCTTCTTCTTCTTTTTCTTCTTAGGCTTCATAGGGTCTTCTTGAGCCCCTGCCATATTTACTCCGATACTTCCCACGGCAGTCATTTCTCCCAAAGCAATAGAAACCATTTCATTAGCCATCTGATTATCAGCTACAATTACTACAGGATTTTCTTTTGTAGGCTTTGCATTAGGCTTAGCTTTCACTAATTTTCTAACAGGCTTGAATTTAATGGCTACTTCTTCTTCGGCTTCAGGAACGCTATCGCTTCCTTTAGCATCGGTATCGTCGATTTCAGTTTGATCTGAATCCACAGCGCCACAAGCTTCAAGTAAAGCAAGGCGTTGAGTATCATTAATTTGGGGGAGGTCTTCATTGTATTCTTTACCTACAGAATGTAAGGATTCGGTTGACGCTTCTGATAATGGCACAGAATCTGAAATCCCCATATTAGCGAGGATTTCATCTGCTTTTTCCATTACCGTCTTAGCCATGGATTACTCTTCGTCTTCTGTAGTTTCTTCTACTTTAGCTTCATTAATTGCAATAAACATTTCACCAGTTTTCTCATCTTCGAAGATATCTCCGAATGAGTAGCTAGTGTCATCCATTTCAACAGATTCGAGTAGAGTAGTATCATTATCAGCCATAGCTTCATGAAGCTCAGCGTTTACTTCCATAACTGGAATATAGAGTTGACCATCAATCTCTTCTACACCTTCACAAAGAGCATATGTAGTTTCATTCACTACACAAACGTAATCAGGCAACTCAGGAGTTGCGACGTCTTCGCTAACTACTTCTTCCTTTGCAGGTACTTCGTAGCCGTAAGATTCCATGATGTTCTTTGCGACATCGTCTGAAACAAAATTATAATCGATAAAATTCATTGTTATTTAGTTTTTAAGAGGGTATTAATATGTTCCTCTAGGTTATTTAGTCTATCATCTTGCTGAAGATCTCTTTCTTCTATATCTTTTTGAGAAACTGTGTTACCAAGATCGGTAAACTTTTTCATCCAAGTACGACCTCTCTTAGAGAAGAATGGGACTACGATGAAGATTAATAGGTACATCCAACCTAAATCCCATACTAAACCTTTAGTTTCGTGGATTGTAGATGCTACTGTACCTGGAGCTGGTTTTCCTGCTTGAGCGGCTACTAGAGCTACTTCATTACTTACTGTTTGGTTTGGAAACATCATTTGAGCTCCGGCTACTCCGGCTGCTCCACCTATTGCTGCGGTGGCTGGACCTCCTAATGAGCCAGCTGCACCTCCGATTGCTCCACCAGCTATGGGAGCTAATGTAGAACAAGATGCCAGTAAAGGTAACAGAAGTAAAAGATTACATTTCATATCCATATACGTAGAGGAATATTTTTGCAGCTTTAGTATGACCAATAATTCCATTATAGAAAATTAAAAGATTTTTGGTTGGGTCTTCTGGGTGCGTAATAGCGTTGCCGTAATGTACAGTAAGATCATACATTACCTCCATAGTATTACTATAATTTACAGTTTTTTCAGCGGATGCTAATGCTAATGCTTCCCATCTGTGAAATGCTGAACCTGGAACTGATGCGTTTGGATTTCTATTAACTATCTCCTGCTTCCCTGGGGAATAAGGGGAGTGAGGGTGATTTAAATGCATATGGCTATCAGCGTTTTGAGAAGTATCTCCACAGATAAAGTTAGCGCCCCATTTACAAAAAATCTTTGAAGCGTTTTCTGGGATACCTAGATCTTGGAACGTTCTAACAAAATAAAAGCCATGCGAATATCCATTTGTATTAGACGCAAAGGATTTGTAGCTATCTTTATCCATTATAGTTTCACTAATATAATTAGAAGTGTGAGTGCTCCATAAGTGATGACCATCGTCTCCAGCCGTTGTTGCTTTTTCCTGACCTATGATAAACTTTCTCTCAGGTAAGTAATAGGTTTGAGGAATACCTGGGATTGCTTGTGGAGGTTGATTAACAAAAACTCCATAATCGGTATTATTGGATTGGAGTACAGTTGGGTCATATGCTAAAATATCTCCCTCTTGTATAGTACTTGCTAATACTTGAACATCCCGGAGATGGGTTAATTTCTTAGGTACTATTACTTCATCTGTATTTTCATCTACATCCTCAAGGGTAACGTAATTTTTACCTAATACCCAATCAACTACATTATTAGGGAGAGTATCACCATCCCCTTCTACATCAATAATACTAGAATTACCTACTGCTGTTTGAACTTTAAAATCAACATAGTACTCAGTAGACCAGTTTTGGTTACTTGTAATAATAGAGTTAACAGTATCCCTTAAACTTTTATCATTTTCTAATAAATCAATTAAAGGTAGATTATCTACTTCGTAATAATAAGGATCATTTGCCTTATAGAATCTAATTTTTTCATTTATAGTTGCAACCATTATATTAATTTATCCAGGTCAAAAAGGTTTAAGGATCTACATCCTTTTCCAAACGTATATGATCCATCCCCATCTCTACCTTCACCACCCATAAGGGGGTTAGTATTAGATCTAAAAATTGAACATAATTTAATCATTTTACTAGCTCCATGTTTCGCATTTGCAAATACATCAGAAGCAGACTCGTCTAAGAAATTTCTAAGATATCCCTGCCACTCCATATGGAGAGGGGGGAGAGGGAAATTAGTACCTGCGGTGGTTGTTGCAGATGTGTGAGTTGAACCATCAGGTTTATAAGAATCATACCTAATTAACATTGGGCTTGAGAGAGTTTTTCTATTATTAGTTACTGATTGAAGGTCATTAGGTCGACCTCCAAATATAGGCTGAGCCATGTTACTGGTGGTTAATGTGAAATCGTCATAAAAAAGACCTTCAATCTTTTGATGAGCTCTATAATCAGTATCCGCAATCGGAATAGCAAATGCTCCAGGAGCAGCATATCCTTGAGAGTTAATTTGAGCTATTGGAGTACCTCCGAAAGCTTTTGGTCCTGCAGAATTGTGACCGTAATTTACTGAACTTTGACCTACACCTGATACAGTACCTTCGCAGTAATTCATAAGGTCAGTATTAACTCCTACCATAAGTCTGAAAGGTCCGAAGTTTTTATTAGTAGCGGCTGAATATTCTTCTATGTATATTCCTCCGGATCCATAATAATCTAAAGGTCCTAAATTATAATCATAAGCGGCACCGGAGCCCCATTGACCAGTAGGTCCGTGATACCCTGCAGCAGAGCCATCGACGTTATTAATCTGTAAATTGGATGCGACTATACGAGATGTATCAGCTATATTCCACATATGAATTTGACTGCCTCCGTAATGTTCAGTAGCAGTGCCAAACATATTGTCTGCCGTAATTGTATCGCTAGAAGAGCCGTGGTATAGACCTACCCCTTCATTAGCGGATCCGGCTATATTATAATATGCTCCGGATGTATCAGTACATCCTAGATGAACCTCAAAAGTAACTTGGTCAAGTATTACATTACTACCCCCTACAGCCCTTACACACATTCCTCCAGTGGTGGAGCTTACATGATTATCTTTAGTTGGGCTAGTAGAACTATCAAATCCCATAGTTAATCTATTAAACTTGCCAGGAGTTGTTAATTTTGTTCTCCAATCTTGATCACAGTATTTTCCACCATCATCAGAGTAAGCTTCTTCTGTAAATCCATTAGGGTATAATTGAACATACGAAGATGCGTGGTAGATGTCATCTACTGTGCTTTTAGAAGTTGTATTAAAAGTATAAGAATCCGAGGAAACTCCAACACCGCATTTAGAAATATCTAATGTGGATTTATCATTAACAACTAAACAAGAGCGAGTGCCTTGAATGTCTACCATAGTGTGACCGTTACCGTCATTAAGATTATTAAAATCATACAGCCCTGGATCATAAGCTCCTACATTATCCAAAGGAGGTCCAATCTCTATTACTGAGTTATTTTCAGCAAGAGCGGCGACTCCAAATTGAGAAATCTTAGTAGGTCCGGAAATTCTTACCTTGGAACTATTACCCGCGTATACGGCAGATTTATTCCAAGAGTCCTTAAGATCTCCTGAAGAGGTATAATCTCGTTCATTTGTAAGAACTGTGCAATACGCGGAGGTACCGTATAAGTCTACCTGTGAGTTATCTGTTACACTCAAAGCTCTACCTTTAACTCCTGCAGAAGCGTCCGCTGTGTTAGAACCAGAATTTAAAGGATTAATATCTCCAAATACTGAAAGCCCTAGAAGTCTAGCATATGAATTGTGGTCTACCGAGATAAGAGGTAAATTAAACTTTTGATGTGAGTGAATTGTTGTGGGAGCTCCCCCTTGACCATTCGCGGCTTGCATTGCCCAGCTATAGCTAGGTTTTCCTCTACCTCCTACAAGTCCAGATCTTCTAGACTGGTAATCCATGTATTCATTTTCGAACGTGGAATTATTAAAAATTTTAATATTTTGGGTTCCATTATCTTGGATACTAATAGCAGGAGTTAAAAGTGAATGTCCTGCTCGATTATGCCAGTTTACATTATTAGAATCGTATGCGGTAACAAAATCATTAGCTCCATAATTGTATACAAATTCAGAAGATTTAATATTTAATCCAATACTCTCATTTAACTCAGATACTACTCCCATACATGCTACTTTAGATTTATTAGAAGTAACTCCATTAGTCTCATTTCCTTGAGCTCTTAGTAACCCTTTATAGGCTGAATTTGAATTTATTAAATTTATACCATTAAGCTTATTAAAAGCTCCGATAATTTGAGTAGTTTGGTAATCTACAGGACCAGCACCTTGTTCTCCAGTTCCGGTATGACCTCCTACTCCTCCAGAAATTCTACAGTTATCAAATCTCCATCCATCACCGCCATTATTACTCATAATGAATCCATGCTTTCCTAAGAATGAGTCAGTTCCTGTAGCATTATTATCTAAATTAGAATCAGGATCAAATGTAATGTGTGAGCGATAAGCTTCGAATCCGTGTCCTTTGTAATCTAAATTCCAAATATCATATTCGGTTTCTCCGGATACAGGAGTACGAGAGCTTCCATCAAATGGATAGTTACGATATCCAACTAAACCCCCTTCAACTAAAACATTAGAGTTATCTATTCTAAATCCTACATCGGCATTTCTAACAGCCGCGCATGAGGTAAGTACTACATCAGAATTTTGAATATCAAACCCTACTGCATTTGCGTGGTAATCATCTTCATTAGCATTTACACCTACGCCATCTACACAGAATCCTTTAATTTGTATTTGAGATCCTCTACAGTTTTCAACTTTAACACTGTTAAACCAATTTCCGTAAACGTAGGTAGGGGAGGCGATATCAGTTGCTACTGGAGCTGTACGGTATGTGGAGCCTCTAAACGATGTTTGTCCTGACATTCCGAATTCGGCAGGATTTGAATCATCAGAAGAGGTGGTAACATCGTAATAAGGAGAACCGCTAAAACCATAATCAGATGTTGACCCGGCATCTAGCATTACTACCCCTCCACCAGAAACGTGGAAAAGTGGTTCAGTTATCGCAGTATTAGTACTTAAGTCTTTATAAGATATAACTCTAGAATATTTATTCCATTCATCTTTATCGAAACATGCAGGAGAAGAGTTTAATGTATTAGTAGAGGCTGCTCCGGCTATATCTCCTACAATCTTCTGAGATGTTAAAGCTGATGTAATTAGTTCATCACCCCATGGGAAATACGTGATTGTAGCAGTCCCATCTGTAACTGCATGATTAGTATCCCCCTTAACTGCGGTTGCATAATTCCTATTAATAAATTCTAGCTTACCGTTACCTTTAAGCGTTATATTTTCTAGAACTAGGTCTCCTAAATTTCCGTAAGTGGTAATCTCCACAAGGATAGGAAAAGTGATAGTTTTTGGAATTAGTTTTATTATATTATCAATGCTACCATATATTGAATTAGCAGATACTTCAGTATTGGCTAATGTCATTGTAGTTCCAGCAATACCGTCTTCAAACAATCCTATAGCTGCTCCTAAAGTATCAGTTCTAGTCTCTAGGTCGTCAATAGGGATATTGTCTTGTTCCCAATTATAAAATTGAGATGCGTGGTATTTGTTAACATCTACCAAATAAGTAGATGGGTAAGATATTACAAAAGGTCCTCCGGTTACGTCGCTAATCATGATTTAAAATTCTATGGTCCAGTTAAAGATTAAAGTATATGAATTTCTTTTTGGGATATCATCAAAACTTCTATATGCGCATAGGTACGCTACAGGAGGATCTTGAAGATATGGGTTTTTGCTGAACAGCCCACATTCGGATATGTCTATATTATTGGCTGTATTCTCATCTAGAGTTACCGAATAAGTAACCTTGTTAGCTGCGGAAAGATAAATATAACCAGGATGTATAGCAATCATATACTCCGCAACTGCGCTATCCGAAACTAAGGTTGAACTTAAAGTTACCTCATCTGAGTTATAATAAGTTGAAGATACTGGAGATACTAAACTTGTTAAAGATGAGACCATAGTAGTAGTTCCGCTTCCTATTTGGAAAAAAGGAATGGTAAAATTATCAAATGAGTCTGTCTTGTCCTCATGAGAGAACATAGCGGCTAAACTTCTCCCCATTCCTTCTGTGATAATATTGTGATCATCTACTAAAACTTCTTGAGAATTATCAGAGTTTACCTTGATAATTTGCAAGTGTCCTGTTGGCTCGATTTTTTCTTTGTAATTCATTATTCTGTTAAAATTTAATACTCCAGATGATAGTTAGGGCTGCATCTTTTGCGCTATCAACTAATTGTAGTCCTCCAGGGAGAAAGACTTTCTTAGCAAATAACCTAAATACAGGGTTTAGATCCACATCCCATATGTTATATAGGTCAATCTCATCCATAGTGGTTCCTTCCGGATGTTTACTTATAGTTTCTCCTCTATTTAATGTCCATAACCCTATAGAACCAATTCCTCCATAGAATTCGGTTAGATAAAGCCACTCATCATAATTTATAGTGAGAGTGTATTGAACTTCTCTTGTTGAGGAAACATCCCCAACTCCTGACACAATAAATCCTGCGCT